GCAGTACCGCTACGTTGTCTCTACGTTGGGCAACCTCAAGTTCAAGAGCCCGCGCAACTTTTTCAAGCTCGTTGTCTGATCTTAGGAGTAAATGAGAGATGAGTCTGTACGTTGATCCTCCCTTCAGCCTGGGTCAGACGCTCGGCGTTTCGTCCACCGCGGACGGCACGGGCTGGGTGGGCACGGTTAAGGTGTTCCCGGATGTGAATCCCACCACGGGTGTGATCCGCAGCAACCGGGTCAAGAAGTGCGTGGCGGTTCGCAATGCCTCGGGCGGCGCGCTCCTCCCGAAGCGGGTGGTCCGGTTCGCCCGGGACACGGCCGGGACGGCGGTGTTCTCGTCGGTCGATGGCTACGCTGCAATCGGCGGGAATGAGTTCGTCGGCGTGGCTGACGAGTTCCTGCCCTCGGCCGGTGTGGCGTCGAACGATGTGTTCTGGGTGACCGTGGACGGCCCGACCGAGGTGTCGGCCGCCCTCTCGGGCACCGCGGTGGCGGTTGGCGACCGGCTGGCGGCGATCACCGCCGCGACCTCGGGTGCTACCACTGCTGGCCGCGTGACGCCCACCACGGTGGGTGCTGCGACGACGGGTGCTGACAACGCCGGACTCGGCGTGATCGGCTACGCCTGCTCGGCCGGCACCACCAACGGCTCGGCGGTCCTGGCAATCGTCCGTACGAACGTCGCCTGATGTTTGAGAGTTCGCCCCTCCTGGGGGCGTCGGGGGGGGCCGCCGGCTGGGCAACTGGCCGGCGGCCTTTTCCATGAATGAACTACTGATGCTCATGTCCGAGCCCGCCATCCAGAACCTGGAGTTCCTGCGGCAGCTCATTGCCGAGTCCCGCTCCCAAGAGCCGAGCCTGGACGCCGAGCGGCTGCGGATGATCTACGGGACGGGCATGGGCACTGATCGACCGGAGGATGTCTGATGGGTCTAATAATGCTTCCGCCCGGCGCGACCTCCGCGGACTACCGGAACTGGCTCGCCAGCCCAGCCGGCCAGCAGGCGCAGTCTGCCGAGAACGACCGCGTGCGGCAGCGCGGCGGGCCGTGGGTGTCCAGCGATGGCATGGTGCAACTGCCCCAGAACTGGCGCCAGGATATGTCTTCGCCGGCTGCCAACGCCCAGCCTCAAGGCAACCCCTACGGAATGCCGCAAGGCAACCAGTTCGGCGGCCCGGTCGGAGGCACCAATCCTTTTCCCGTGTGGGGCCCAGGCCTTCAAGCTCAGCCACCCCAGCCCCAATCGAAGGACAACTACGGGCGCACGGTCCCAGAGGGCTCCACCGGCTGGCGTCACGCCCCCAATGACCCCATGTACACCACGGGGATGCCCCAGAAATGGCAGCCCCAGTCTCCGGGCACGCCGGACGGCGGGCGGAGGATCGACAGCGGCTTCGCGCCATTCCAGCGCCCAGGCCAAGCCCAACCCTCCCAGCCCCAATCGCAAGGCACCCCGTATGGCGGCGACATGGCGGCGTGGGCTCCCGGGCTGCCCGCTCCACCGCAGGGCGATCCGCCACGCCGAGTGACTCCTCGCCCGACGAACAGCCGAAGCACTCAGGTCAGCCAGGAAGCTCCATCGTTCACCCCCGGCGGCGGGCCGGGGAACATGGCCTACGCCCCGCCCGACAAACGGCCGCAGCCGTTTCAGCAGCGGATGACCGACTGGACCGGGCGTCCGATTGACCCCTCGCAGGGATTCGCCCAGCGGGGCGCGTTTGTGCAGAACATCAATCAGTCTCGGGCGCAGCACGCAGCCGGCTGGGGCCAGGGCAACTACCGGGCTCCGCCAAAGAACTTCGGCGCCATGTGGGGGCAGGCTGGCGACATGGCCCAGCAGGGATGGCAGAACCCGCTGTCCGGCTTGTTTGGCCAGCAGCCCCAAGGCCGCCGGCACTCCGGCTTTGCCCGCGATCCGAACGAGCCGCCACCCCCGCCGGGCGCGTGGGTCTAGCAGTGGACGCGCGTTCACGTAGTTGATATACTCTCACCTTCCCCCCCGAGGTGATTATGCAACAGAAGTTCAACGTCGGATTCTGTACCTTTTCTTACGGCGGCAACGGCGGCATATCCTCTGAGGTTCCAGACATCCGTGAATGGATGCTGCCCCTCGTAGCCGACCTCTCCAAAGACCCGCGGGTGGATTGCGTCCGCGTCTGGAATCTAGCGGACACGCCCATCACCATGACCCGCAACCGGGCCGTTCTCATGGCTCGGGAATACGGCGTGGACGTTCTGGTGATGGTTGACTCCGACATGAAGCCGGATGTCAACGCCGGCCAGGAAGGGGCAAAGCCGTTCTTTGAGTCCTCGTTCGATTTCTTGGCCTCGCACTACCACAAGGGCCCGTGCGTCATCGGGGCCCCGTATTGCGGCCCGCCGCCGGCCGAGTGTGTGTACGTGTTCCGCTGGCAGAACCTGCAAACCGAAAACCCGAACCCGGACTTCCAGCTTGAGATGTACGACCGCCACACGGCGGTCAGGATGGCTGGCATCCAGGAGTGCGCCGCCTTGCCCACCGGCCTGATCATGTACGACATGCGGGCCTTTGAGTTGACTGAGCCCAAGGCGGCCGATGACAAGCCCTGGTTTTACTATGAGTGGCGGGACCGCTACGCCGCCGAAAAGGTGTCCACCGAGGACGTTACGCAGACGAGAGACCTGTCGCTCGTTGGTACGCAGAGGCTTGGGTACAACCCGGTCTACTGCAACTGGGACGCTTGGGCTGGCCACTGGAAGCCAAAGTGCGTCGGCAAACCGGTGGTCATTTCCGCCGATGGCGTGAGCAAGAAACTGAAGGACTGCTGGTCTGCGGGCTACGATCCGAAGACTGCGATTGTGGACATCCGTATGCCGCCCGCAATGGAGCGGCTGATGGAGCGCCCGTTCGACGGCATGGGCATGGACACGCCGGCCGAAGACCTAGCCGCGCTCAAGGCCCTGGTGGCTCGGCACCGCAACGTGACGGGGGTGTCTCCCCGGGTGTGCGAGGTCGGCTCCTGGGCGGGCCGGAGCGCCATCGCCATGGCCGAGGCCGGGGCCACGGTTGTCTGTGTTGACACTTGGGAAGGATCTGCGAACGACGGGGGCTGCAAGGCGTACGACGGCTCTCGCGGCTGGCCGTTGAAGGTCTTCCTTCAAAACATCAAGGGACATCCGATCACGGCTCACTGTGCAAGCTCGCCGGGGGCTGCCAGGGATTTCAAGGACGGCGAGTTCGACATCGTCTACATCGATGCCGAGCATGGCTACGAGTCGGTGAAGGCCGACATTGAGGCATGGAAGCCAAAGGCGAAGCACTGGATCGCCGGGCATGACTACGCCGCATTCCAAGGCGTGAAGCAGGCCGTGGACGAGGCGTTCCCGGGCTGCACGGTCCAGGGCAACGTCTGGTATCAGCGACTCTAGATGGCAGACCACAAGGCTTGTGTGGAGTGCGGGGTCTCTTATCCCGCCACCGTCGCGAACTTCCACAAGTCTAAGGACGGCTTTCACTCACGTTGCCGTCAGTGCCGGAACAAGCAGGAAAGGCAAAAGAACAAGAAGAAGCGCAACGGCAAGCTCGCGGAGATTGAGAAGGGCGCGGTGGATCTGTTCATCGCCTCCGCCCGCCTGGGTGGCGCAAGCATCCCCCACTCCTCGGAACTCCTGGAAGTTCTCATGGACTACTTCGGGGGCGTCCGCGGGTTCGCGAACGCCTACATGAAGCAGTACTACGACTCTCCCGTGGGCGGGGCATTTCGGACCAAGATGCTGGACTCGGTCATGCGGCTCGTCGTCGGCAACACGGCGATGGGTGGCGCAAAGAAGCCGCTGGAGTTGATGAGTGAGGACGAGCTGGAGGCCGAGCTGAGACGGCAAGTCTTGGAGGCCGCCATGACCATGAGAAAGGTAGAGGTGATTGATGAAGTGCGAAACCTGCCGTTGGTGGCACCCGGTGAGGCTGGTGGACGGGGAGACGACCCCGTGGGGGCAGTGCCGCCGGAATCCCCCGGCTTGGGTCACGGACCAGAACTGCGCGTTCCCGGTGACGGGCCCGAATGAGTATTGCGGAGAGCATGAAGAAGCACCCGCCGATTCCGCCGCCGCCGCCACCTGACGGCCCGCTCGGCAGCCTGACGCAGCACGCCGTGTCCCAGATGAGGGACGTTCAGGCGGAGCTGTCGGGCCGCCGGCTAGAAGCGTTGCGTCTGTACGAGCCCATGCCGCACCAGGAAGAGTTCCACAAGTGCATGGCCTCCGAGCGGATCGTCCTTGGCGGCAACCGTGGCGGCAAGACTCTTGCTGTCGCGGTGGAGGCCGCCCGAGCCGCGACAGGCCAGGACCCATACGGCAAGTATCCCAAGGAAGGCGGAAACCTCGCCATCGTCGGGCGGAACTGGCCCCACATCGGGCTTGTGATCTATCCGATCCTTCTGAAGGCCGGGGCGTTTCGGATCATCAAAGACCAGGACACCGGGCTGTGGAGGTCCGTCCGCGCCGGTGACGACAAGAGCAAGAGCAAGCCGGCGCCTCCGCTGATCCCGCCGCGGTTGATCAAGGATGTCTCTTGGGTGCTGAAGAATGCCGGCTACCTCAACAGGCTGGAGCTGACGAACGGCTGGACGATCTGGTGCTTCTCGTCCGAGGGGGAGCCCCCACAGGGCTATCAGGCCGACCTTATTTGGATTGACGAGGACGTTACGAACGAGGCGTTCGTCGGTGAGTCGCAGGCTCGTCTCGCAGATAGAAAGGGCCGCTTTGTGTGGTCGGCCATGCCCCATTCCCGGAATGATGCGTTGATCGGCCTGTGCGAACGCGCCGACAGAGCGGTGGAGGAGGGGCAAGAGAACCCGATCATCAAGAAGTTCACCTTCCGGTTCTTGGACAACGACTTCATCGACCAGGAAGAGAAGCGGAAGAACATCGAACGCTGGAGCGCGCTCGGGGTAGACGAAGTCAGGATGCGTGCGGAGGGTGAGTTCACCACGGAATCGACGCTCATGTACCCGACGTTCAATCTGTCGGTGCATCTCCTGCGGCGAGAGGAACTCCCCGATTCCAGGGTCCCGTCAGACTGGACGAGGTATGTCGCCATTGACCCTGGGCACGCGGTTATGGCCACGCTCTTCGGTGCCGTACCGCCCGACGAGCGATTCCTGCTGATCTACGACGAGCTGTACATCCGCAACTGCAACGCGCTCATCTGGGGAGAGCAG